ATGAGTATTTCGATTGGTGGCATTGATATCGCGACCGCGATCGTGAATATCGACATGGAGCTGATCCGTACGCAGAAGCTTCTTGAGTGGATTGTGAACAACAACGTCGGGCTTCGCGGTCCGGACCAGGCCGCCATGGTGGCTATCGAGCAGCAGGCCGCTGCGGTTGTGAAAGCTAAGTATCCGGAGGCTGGGTTGGAGTGGAATCCGGGCTGACCTAGTGGCCTATCGGGTGGGCGTCACTTTGGCGCCCCTCCGATTTCGCGTGTAATGCTCGGTCATGACGACCGACGAGTGCCCCATCTGCTTCTGCGCGGCGCGCACGTCACCGGACGTGTCGGCCTTGTCGGTGGCGGCCTTCGCCCTAAGGTCGCGGAACTGCAGGCCGACCACGCCAGCCAACTCGCACGCTTTCGCCCACTTCCTGGACATCGCGTTTACGCCGATCGTCCGCCCATTCTCATTTACGATCAGGCGAGTGCTGTGCACCTTGTACGCAGACTTCCTTGCCCGGATACGCCGCAGCAGTTCTTCCAGCTCGCCGGCCACAGAGATCCGCAGCTTGGCGCGCGTCTTCGCCTGCTGCACGTTGAGAACCCCATCCCGTACATCCATCTCCGAAAGCGACAGCACGTCTGACGGCCTCTGGCCTGTCAGGTAGGCCAGGTCCATGGCATCACGCAGGCATACGTCCGCTGCCTGCCAGATCGCCGCGAACTGGTCATCTTCGACGTACGCATCGCGCCCGGTCTCCTTGAAACCCTTGATGCCCGCACACGGGTTTGGCAGCGCCGTGTAGCCCTTGTCACGCGCGAAGTTCCATATGTGCGAAAGCAGCGCCTTCTCGCGGTTGGCACGCACATAGGCGGTGCCGGCCTTCGTCCGCCAAGTCATGTACTGGCGAACGTCGACGGGCTGGATGCCTTCGAGCGGCGCCGGCGGGTCGTCGAAGAACTCCTTGAGCTTGGCGATTTCCTTTTGGTTGTCCGCCAGGGTGCGCGACGCCTTCCGGACTGCGACCTCAGCCATGTACCGGTCGGCGACCATGGCAAAGGTCAGCACCGCTGCCTTGGGCAGATTGGTCTCGTGCTCGAGCTCGGCCCAGCGCTTGATGGCCAGGCCGTAATCGGTCCCCAGCGAGGTCTCGCGCCGCGGCTTTCCGCCGTGATCATAGAAGTAATACGCGACCTTGCCGCGCTGGCGCACACGGAACCGGGGGATGGCCCCCGGCTTGGTGGGTTTCCTTCCCATTTCAGGCCGCCTTGTTCGACTTCCAAGAGCCGGCACCGGCCGGCGTCGCGCGCTCAGTCTGCTCCAGGCTGGCCCTTATCACCACGGGCCAGCCGTGGGCGTCCAAATAATGCCGGATGCCGTTGCGCTGAAGAAAGGTGACTTGTCGTGCCTTCTGAGGAGTGCGGCACAGCTGGCGGACCTCTTCACGCGACAGGCAGATATCAACTGCCATTTGCCAGCCTCCCTTCGCCCGGGATCGCCAGGCGCATCTGGATAACGTTGTCCGCTGGCGCCGCGATCGCGGGGAGCACCTTTCGCGCGCTGCGGGCGGGGCGGTTGATGCGGCGCCATTCGGAGAGGGCTGCATCCGGCTCTGCGTGCTTGCTGGTCATCCGGCATTTGCACTCGACGAAGTGGCCGCCGCCGGCGGCCAGGCAGCGCAGGTCGTGGATGTGGCGCGCGCTGTGGCCGGCGGCGCAGGCCGGCAGCGGCTCGGGGTGGCTGATGTGTCGCTGTGTCATGCGAACAGCTCCGGTTGGATGGGAAGTGCCGGCGGCGCCGGGCGGGGAAGGGCAGCAGCGCGGCGGCGGGCGGACTGGGCCATGCGGAACATGCACCAGAAGCCGTGGCCCACCAGCCGCCGGGCGCGCGCTTCGTCGATCAGCACGCGCGCTGTGTGCTTGGCCTGGGTGATCAGATCCATCAGGCCGCCTCCGCCAGCGGCATTGCCACCGGGTCAAGGTTGGCCTCGGCCAGGGCGCGCAGCGGCGGCGGGCTGACGCTGTTGCCGACCATGCGTACGGCCGCGCTGGTGGTCAGCGGCGTGCCGTTGGCAGTGCGATCGATGATGTAGCCCGCCGGGAAGCCCTGCGCGCGGTAGAGCTCGTGCGGCTTCAGCATGCGAAGGCCGATATCCACGATGACGTACGGCGTGCCCTTGATCACCACCGTGACCAGCGCCAGCCGGTCTTTCGTGGTGATGGTGTCGGCGGGGTCGGCCAGGCTGGGCACGTTGGAGCCGGTGCCGTAGTACTTGATCAGGAAGGCGGCGACCCGCAGCGCGCCTTCCTGGTGCTCGGGCGAAAGCTCTGCCAGCTCTGCCTCGGCGACGGCATGGCCCCCGTTTCCGCTGGCGGTGATCGTGCCCACCGGATCGCGTGCATCCTTGCTGCCAGAGCCCCAGCGCTGGACACCTCCCGGGCGTCCTTCGCCGTGTGCGGCTTGCACCATGAAGGCCGTTGACAGCGCATGGTGTTCTGCCTGAGCGGCTACCGTAGCCAGCGGCGTGCGAGCATCGGCGCCGACCATGTTCCTCCGCAGTGTGACCAGCGAGGCAGCAGCTACGCCCAAGGCGTGCGCTGCGCCTGCCGGACGCGCAGCACCAGCACCTGAGGTGATCGTCGGCACAGGTTCGGTGGCAGGTGTTCCGATGCTGTCGCCCCGGAACTTGACCAGGTGCGGCGCCACCAGCGCGGTGTCCGCCTTCGCGGTCATCGTGTACAGAGGGTCAGCGCCCGAGCGTGGTTCCGACTGGCCGGCGCGGCCGCCGACGCCAGCAAGGATCGGCGTGACGACCGAGAAGTGGCCGCCCTTCACCCCGGCGCAGACGGTACGCAGTGGCTCGTCGGCTCGCATGCTGCCCAGCGAATGGCTGCTGTTCGCGTGCTCGGCAATGAACGGGGCAAGCTCGGGCATGGCCAGCATCAGCTCGCCGCGATGGGCAGCGGTGATGGTGCGCAGTGGCTCGTGCACGCCATGGACGCGGTCGGCACCCTGGTGGGTCACCGGCACAATGAACGGGTCCGCAGAGTCGATGACGTGGCGCCTGGTGCCCTTGGCGATGCGGCGCATGGTGGCGTCGGCCAGCGGCCGCTTGCGCCCAAAGATGGACGGGCAAGGGATGCTGAAGTCCAGACAGTCGGCGGCGGATACGCGCGGCTTCTGGCCCGGCGCGGTGCCGTGGCTTGCCGCCGGCCACACGATCGGCTCGCCGTCGCGGCGGCCGAGCAGGAACAAGCGTTCCCGGCTGGTGCCGGCGCCGTAGTCGCTCGCCACCAGCTTTCTCCACTCGACCACGTAGCCCAGCGCACGCAGCGAGGCGACGAACTGCTGCCAAGTGCGGCCGGTGCGGCTCTTGTCCGGCACCAGTTGCTGATGCTCTACCGGCACGCGCTCGCCTCGCGCTGCGACGGTGCCGTCCATCTTCAGGACGCGACCGGTGGTCTTGCAGCGCTTGGCGATCAGCGGGCCCCAGGTCAGGATCTGCCACACGTTCTCCATCGAGAAGATGCGTGGGGCCGTATTGGTGCCGTTGACCAAGTCGGCGCGCAGCAGCATGCCGATCCACTTCAGGACCACCCACGACAGAGCACGTGTCTTCCGGCTGCGCGGCTGGCCGCCCTTGGCCTGGCTGAAGTGCGTGCAGTCCGGCGAGGCATGGAACCATCCGATCGCGCGGCCGGCCACGTCAACGCGAGGGTCCGCATGCCAGATGTCCTCGCGGTGGTGGCTGGTCAGCGGGTGGTTCGCCGCGTGCATGCCGATCGCCAGCGCGTCGTGGTTGTAGGCCAGCGCAGGGTCCTGGCCCAGTGCCTGCTTCAGTGCCTCGCTGGCGCCCCCGCCACCGGCGAACAGATCGACCACGATCTCACCGGCGCGCAGGCGCGAGCGCTGCGGCAGCGGGAAATTGAACGAGCGGGAACCATCAGCCATGGGAGCAGTCCTTGTGTTCGGTATCGGGGCGCAGCCTGGTGCGCAGGTCACGCGGCGGCTTGACGGTGGCCAGGGTGGTAGGGTGATCACAAGCCTGCAGTGTCTGTGACGGACTTTTCCTACACTGGCTAGTGAATAGGCAACTCGAAGGCGTGGCGGCACAGTCGTGGACGCCGACGTCAATCAGGGAGGAACTGCCAGATGTACGAGCTCGTTGGTCCATATCTTGTTCACTGGAGTGCGACTGGCGAGCAGCGTTGTGCTGCGGGCCAATGGACTGGGCATTGGGCGATTTACCATGCTCATCAGTGCAATTTCGACCGTTCGGTTGCCCGGGGAAGCACGGACATTTGTCCGTATCCTGGCGAGGCGCTGAGTCTTGCGAAAAACGAAGCACTGAAAGTGGTGGAGTCGCTCCCTGAGGATGAGTAACTAACTCAGCCATTGCCCACCCCCGGCGCTGCATCGCGCTGGCCGTCGATCAAGCCGCGCAGCTCAGCCGCGCACTGGTAGTAGGGGCCGCTGAAAGCGTCGCCAATCTCGTCATCGCCGTAGCTCTCGAACTTCTCCGCGAGCGCGCGCAACTGCCCCAGGTCGATGCCCTGCGCGGGCGGGGCGATCCATCGCTCATCCTCGCCTTCGGTCCACGTCCACCCGGCTGCCACCAGCACCGCTGCCGCAGCGTTGGCCTTCCGGGCATCGTCCGCCTGATCGAGGGCAGTCTTGATGGAGCGTCGAGCCGGGAAAGCCGGGTGATCGGCGGCGCACTCCATCCACCGCGCAGCAGGATCAATGCCCAGGTGCGCCCATAGCGACGACAACGTGGCCGACGGCTTCCGACCACCGTTCGGGTAGATGCAAACGTCCGCGCTGCTGCCGCTGCGGTGTTTTCGGACGTGGTGCACCTCGCGTATCCACCGCTTGTTGCCGTCAACGCTGCTGGTGACGATGAAGGTCGCGTCTCCAACTGTCAGGCGGTGTTTGCGGTCACGCTGCGGCGGGTAGTCGGGGTAGTCAATCGTGCTCACTGGCCCCCTTCCTTGGCGGCGCGCGCGGCGAGATAGTCACCCAGCACAGTGCCAGCCTGATCGGTTGCCAGGACATGCCCGGATCGTGCGGGGACGCCCACGCTGTTGTCGCCGCAGTCGTATGCACCCTGGAAGCGAAGCAGCGGCTTCTCGTGCCATTCCTCTGGAACAAGATCATCCAGAGCGCCCTCGCCGAGGCTGGTGCTCAGCTCGCGGATTTCGCTGAACTCATGCAGGCGGCCGGTGTCCCAGGCCAGACCTGCGCAGGTCTCACAGATGACCTTGGCATCCGTGCGGTCGCAGTTGGTGCACGGCTGCGCCTCCGGCTGGCGGGCGGCGAGGGCGAGACGGCCACGTTCAATGCAGCGCCACACACTCGTGCGTGCTTCTCCGCCGACGATGCTATGCAGCGTCTCCAGGTACGGCATGGCTGATTCAAGTGCCGCCCGCGCATCCCCCTGCACCTCGCCAACCTGCTGCTTGCCAGTTGCGGCGAGGTGCTGGGCCAACGCGCAGGCGAAGTCGGCAGCCAAGCGCGTGGCGATGTAATTGGTGAAGTCATGCCGGCGGACCTCAGTGGCGAAGAACTCGGCGATGTAGCGGCGGGCGGCCTCACTGGTACTGAGGTCATAACGCGCCACAGGTGTTGCGTTATCCGGGCAGTTGAGGGCTTCGCGCGCCACAGATGGCGCGTTGTGCTTGTCAGTCGTCATGTCTGGCTTCCCTTCTCGTGATCGTTGATGCGGTCGATGAGGTACGTGGCTTCCTTTCGCCATTTGTCGCGGTCGAAAGGGTTGAGGTACTTGGCGAGGTAGTGGAGCTGTTCGAGCGGCTGGATCAGCCAGGTGATGCGGAAGGGCAGAGATGAGCGGTGGTCGCGGAGCGGGGCATGCGGCCGGCAGTCCGGTCCTGCGAGCCATTCGGCTTCGTCGCAGTCCAGGCATCGGCCGTCACCGTTGCTTCCGAGCGGCCATCGGTGCTCCTGCCTTCCGACCGGCGGGTGCAGGTAGAGCGCGCGGATGATCAGATTCCGGCGCCGCGGGTTGGCCACGTCCTCGGGCTCGGCCTCTTCCCAGGGCTCCCTGCTGCCGCGGCGACGGCACTCGTACCGGACCGGCTTCTGCGAGCCGTACAGCTGCTCCATGAAGACCTTTGCCCAGGCAGCGGCAGCCTCGGCGGGCACTGGCTCGCCGGCGGCGCCAGCGCGGCGCATGGCGCGCACGGTGGAGGCCACGGTCGGATCAGCCATCGCGGCCGCGCCTCCACGCCTCGGGCACCTGGGTGGCGCAGAGCAGGGCGCCCATGAGCAGGTAGACGCCGGTTTCTTCGATGCCCGCCCAAGCCATGGCGAAGGCGATCGCCAGGAGCAGGGCGCCCAGCAGCACCAGCCCGCCGGCGCGCCAGTGGCGAATCAGCCCGCGCATCGGATCTGCTCCATCAGCGCGGCGAAGTGCTCTTCATGGCGGCGCTGCAGCCACGAGGCCGCCATGATTGCGCCGGCGGCGAAGCCGACGATCAGGCCGAAGGCGAAGTCGATCCCGCTCATGCGGCACCCGGGGTATGGTTGCGTGCGCCGTGCGCCAGGTCGCGGGTCATGTCGGCGACGGCGCGGGCAGCGCTCTTGTGGCCGTCCAGCACCTCGCGGCGGGCGAGTGCGGCAGCGCGGGCGATGTGGTGAGGGCGGTAACCCATTCGGCGTGCCGCGATCGCCACGGCCAGGCCGGCGCCGTTGGCGCGCTGAGCGGTGTTGGTGGGGAACTGGAGGATGACGGCGCTCATGCCTGCGCCTCGACCAGGTCGGCGTTGCCGAGCTGCAGGGGGCCGATGCGCATACCGGTGCGGATGTGGTTGGCGCGCAGCTCGAGCGCGGCGCTGGAGCCCTTCATGGCGAGCTCGGCCCATTCGACGGGCGAGAGGTTGATCTCGACGGTGCCGAAGGAGATGGCGACGGTATCGGTGGCGTGCACGGCTTTGACCGTGACGGGACCGGAAGCGGTGAAGGCAGCGAAAGCCATGGAGGACTCCGAGCCCCGGCCCGGATGGGCTGTTACTGGGGCGACCCTTGTAGACTACGGAATGCCGTATGTATCTGTCAACGGAATGCCGTAGGTAGGGCCACAGATTACTGAACACAGTTATCTTCGGGCACAAAAAAGCCCCGCTTTCGGCGAGGCTCTTTGGCCGTGGGACAGCTTCCCCGGTGGCGTGTGCCTACCAGTTGTCGCTGGCGGCTCGCGTAGTAAGCGATGTGCGGATCTCGTCGCCGAACATCATCAGCTTCGGCTTGATCTTGTCCATGTCCTTGGCGCTGCGGACCGGGCCGTCAAACTCAAGCTGGCGAATCCCGGCATTGATCTTCGCGGGCCAGTGCAGCCTGATGTTGCTGAAGGTCAGCCGGAAACGCTCGTCCTTCGCCTCAAGGCGCATGGTGAAGGGCACCGTCCAATCGGGCTTGCCCAAGCATTCCCAGGCGCTCGCGCAGGGATAGTTGATGTTGCCGTTGCCGATGATCGTCCCATCGGCCTGGCTCTCGTACTCGATCACGGCCTTCGCCGACTTGAAGTTCTCGGCGATCCACTGACGTCCGGCCGTGTAGATAGCAGCCTTGTCGTGGCCGGGCGCGTCGTAGACCTGCACCAGGGTGCGCTGTTCCTCTGTCAGGTCGGCAGCGAGCGCGGAAATGGGTAGCGCGGCTGCCAGCAGCAGCGTTCCCATTCGTACCAGCATCTTCATCAACATCCCCTATCAAAAACGCCTGAAGCCAGCGTGGACGAGCGCGCGGCCCTGTATGGAGAGCTCATCGGGCTCGCACCGCCACTCCTTGAAGTCCGGATTCGCGCTGACCACATACATGCCATCCACGCGCTTCTGCAGCATCTTGATCTGCGTCTCGCCGTCGTAGCTGATCAGGTAGTAGTCGTCGCCATCGAAGTAATCCACGGCGGTGTCGATCCACACGATATCGCCGTCCTCGATCTTCGGTCTCATGGACGGTCCACGCCCTGTAATGATCTGGATCTGCCCTGGCCGGGGGAGGAAGCCCAGCTTCCGCCGCACCTCCCACTCAGCAACCTCCATCACTTGCATCACCTCAGGGAAATCCTGATTCACCACTCCTGCCCCCATTCCGGCTGCCCCTTCGAGCAGATTGAAGCGAACGTAGCCGGGGCGGGTCTCAGTCGCAGCGACGGGGGGGAAATCTGTTGCCGATGCTTCCTTGGTGCCACGTCCCGTTTCAAGCCAATCGGCTTGCACGCCAAGACGTCGCGCGATTTTGTAGAGAGCGCTGCTCGACTTCGACAGACCGAGTTCGAGGTTGGAGAGGGTGGTCGGGGCAATACCGGCGTACTTGGCCAGTTCGTTGCGCGAGATGTCCTGCGCTTCGCGCTCAGCGCGGATGCGGCTGCCGATAGTTTCCATGTTCATATTTGAACGGAACTCCGTAACGGAATGCCGTTGACGTGACCCTACGGAATCCCGTAGGCTCTCCGACATGGACAAATCTTGGGCAGAAGTAATTTCGGACCTGCAGGTCAAAGGCATGACGTACGCCTTGATCGGCGAGGCAGTCGGCTGCGCGGCGTCAACCATTGGTGATCTCGCCAGCGGTCGGTCCCAGTCCCCGCGCGCTGCCTCGGCTTTCGCGCTGCTGAGGTTGCACTCGGACCGAGTGGGTCCGGCGCTTGCCCCGGCACCGACTCCTGCGGGCGAGATCAATGCACTGGTCGACAGCCGCATGAGCAAGCGCGCGCTGCGGGCCAAGTTCGGTTTCAAGACCGACGCGCATCTGGCGAAGCTGCTGAAGCTGCCGGTTGAGCAGGTGGAGGCCTGGCCGGAAGAGCAGAGCGTCCCGGCGCTGCCGCAGGTGATGAGACTGCTGGGCGTGCAGGAGACGCCGCCGGCCGCCCAAGCCGCGCCGGACGACCCGGACGCTGGCCGGATCGACCTCGAAGTGCACGCCGCCTGATTGGCCTGCGTTCGTCCCTGAATTGAATTCTTCCATGGCCCCAGTGTGGCGCCGAGCTGAGACCCCGTCATGAAGCACGCGACCCATTTTCTGCCGAAGCGCCAGACCGTGATCTACGCCTTCACCGAGCAGATGCTGCGCGACACCGGCAGCAATCGCCGATCGTTCGCCATGGCAGTGGCCGACATGTACCTGAATCGGTTGGCCGAAGACGACCGCGAAGTTCCGTTCCGTATCACGCGCGGCGGTGACTGCGATTCCGACAAGAAGCACAACGGCCAAATCTTGGGCCGCTACCTCGATGGGGTGGTCAAAACCCTGCCTGCCAATCTGGAGGACGCTTGGGTTCTCAGCCTTCCAGAGCCGTACCGCTCGAGTTGCGAGCGTGAGCTGGGCCGTCGTCGCGGTGTTCTGCCGATCCGCCTTGATGCCATCGAGGAATCGTGTGACACGGCAGGCGTTGGGCAGTTGATGACGGACTTCGGTGAGCTGGTGGCCGCACTCAGTCCTGCTGTTGCGGATGGCGTGATCGACGAGAAGGACCGGCCGTACGCACGTCGGATCATCAATGGCACCGACGACATGTTGATCAGCTTGGTGACCTTCCGAAAGACGCTGTTGAAGGTCATCGGCCTGGAGCAGTTGGCATGAACCATCCTGCACGCGCCACCGATATCAGTACCAGCCACGAGGCGGCCCAGCATGTGGTTGCCAGCGGCGCTCAGGCAGCCCAGCAGGACCGGGCCGCGCGCGCTGTGCTGGCTCACCCGGGACTGACGAGCATGGAGCTGGCCAAGGCCACCGGCCACGACCGTTACATGCTCGCTCGCCGCCTGCCGGAGCTGCTGGAAGACGGCCGTGCATGGCGTGGCCCGAAGAAGCCGTGCGCCGTCAGCGGCCGCAGCGCATGCACCTGGTGGCCAGTGGCCCCCGGCGACAACTACACCCTGGCGGTCTGAACCATGTCTACGATCATCATGAGCCAGTGCTGGCCGCTGCAGAGCCTGAGCGTCACGCAGAAGGCTGTCCTCATCTCCCTGGCCGATCAGGCCAACGACGACGGCGTGTGCTGGCCGGCCATCGGCACGATCGCCAAGCGCTGCTGCATGTCCGAGCGCGCAGTGCGCACCGCCATGGATCATCTCGAAGCGGTCGGCCTGCTGAGCCGTGAGCGGCGCTTTAACAGCAGCAACGTGTATTCGGTGACGCCGAGCAAGTTCGACGTGTCGGCGGCTGGCACGAAGGCGAAGCGCAAGGCCAAGAAATCGGGGGCTGCACCGGGCGCAGGGGGTGCAGCAGATGCAGGGGGTGCGCCCGATGCACCCGGGGCTGCGCCCGATGCAGGGGGTCCGGCACGGGGCGCAGGTCTGGAGGTGCGCCCCGTGCCGCCTAACCGTCATATAACCCCCATTGAACCGTCAGAAGAACCGTCAGTTCCGGCGCTGGCCGCGCCGCTGTCCAAGGCGGCCCTTGAGGCGCAGATGCAGGAAGCCTGCAAGCAGACGTGGGCTGCCTACCGCACGGCCTACCGTCTGCGGCACGGCGTGGATCCGGTGCGCAACGCCAAGGTCAACACCAACGTACGGGACCTGGTGAAGCGGCTGGGCCGGGAAGAGGCGCCGCAGGTGGCCGGCTGGTTCCTGGGCGTCAACGAGCAGTACGCCGTGAAGCGGATGCATGACCTGGGCGTGCTGCTGGCCGGGGCCGAGGCATACCGGACCCAGTGGGCCACTGGCCGGCAGGTCACGACTACCAGCGCCCAGCACACGGACCAGACCCAGTCGAATCTGAGCGCCGCCGACGAAGCCAAGGCGCTTTTGCGCAAGGGGAGGGCGGGCAATGCTGGCTGATCACGAACAGGACCGGCTCGTCGAGCTGCTGGTGGTAACGGCTGAGGTGATTGGCGACCAGCTGCGTCCCACCACCGCTGCTTACATGGTCGGGGACCTGTCCTGCTACCCGCTGGCGCAGCTGGAGCGCGCGCTGGGGGCCTGCCGCCGGGAGCTGAAGGGCCGCTTGTCGCTCGCGGCAGTGCTGGAGCGCATCGACGACGGCCACCCGGCACCGAACGAAGCATGGGCGGTGGCCATCCAGGCAGCGGACGAACGCAACACCGTTGTCTGGACCACGCTCACCCAGCAGGCATGGAACACGGCGCTGCCGCTGGTCCAGGCGGGCGACAAGATCGCTGCACGCCAGGCCTTCTTGGAGACGTACACGCGGCTGGTGAAGGAGGCGCGCGCTGCACGCCTGCCGGCCAGCTACGCCCCGTCGCTTGGCTTCGACCTCACCAGCCGCAATGCGGCGCTCACGGATGCCGTGAGCAAAGGGCTGCTGGCGCACGACCAGGTGAGCGACCACCTTCAGCTGACCGCGGCGACACCGGCCTTCAACCCGGTGGCTCTGTTGGCTGGGAAGGTCGAGCCCTCCCCGGGCGCCAACGCGAATATCCGCGCGCGCTTGGAGGAACTGGCACGGGAGCTGGCCGCCTGATGCGCTCGGACAACAACCAGCTCGACATCTTCGAACACGACCCGCGCGTGGCCGGGAAGAAGCTGGCCAGGCTCTATCGCGAGTCGGCCGACGAAGCGCTGAAGCAATACCAGTTCAGTGCCTCGGTGAGGCAGGACCGGCACGACCACTACATCTCGGAGGCGGAACGGCTTGAAGCCATCGCCCGCAACGCACAACGCGCGGCCCGCCGCCGCACCCGCAAATCCAAAGGAGCAACAGCCCGATGAAACCACTGGTCATCTACCACGCCAACTGCGCAGACGGGTTCACCGCGGCGTGGGCCGTGCGCCAAGCGATGGACGCGGACTTCCACCCGGCCGCGTATGGAGATGCGCCGCCGGATGTGGCCGACCGGGACGTGATCCTGGTGGACTTCTGTTATCCCCGGCTCGTGCTGTGGGATATGCAGCAGGTGGCAAATTCCATTCTTGTGCTCGACCACCACAAGAGCGCAGAGGCAGATCTGCAGCCCGAGCATATGCACATCGTGCGGATCGATCAGTCCGCCCACAACTTCAACTGGGACAAGGTGCTGGAGTACGCCAGGGTAGATAAAGGCTGGATCCCGCGCACGGTGATCTACGCGCTTTTCGATCAGAACCGCAGCGGCGCTGGGATCGCGTGGGACTTCTTCCATCCTGGCAAGGGCCGGCCTTCGTTCTTGGACCACGTGGAAGACCGCGACCTGTGGCGGTTCGCGCTGCAGCACACGCGTGAGATCTGCGCTTCCGTGCACAGCCATCCGTACACCTTCGAAGCCTGGGACGCCCTGGCGGCGGAGCCGACGTTCTCGCTCTACCAGCAGGGCTTGGTGCTGGAGCGGGCGCGGGCGAAGGACATCGCCGAGCAGCTCGCGCAGTGCCGCCGGGAACTGGTGATCGGCAACTACCGCGTGCCGGTCGCGGGCATGCCCCGCAGCCTGGTCAGTGACGCCGCTGGGCAGATGGCGAAGGGCAGTGCCTTCGCTGCCTGTTACCAGGACCAGCCCGCCGGCCGGAAGTTCGACCTGCGCTCTACCCCGGACGGCGTGGACGTGAGCGAGGTCGCCAAGCTGTATGGCGGTGGCGGCCATGCGCGCGCTGCAGGGTTCACGGTCCCGCGCGACCACGAACTGGCTCGGGCCTGAGGGGTTTCCATGATTCAGCGCCACCAGCTGTTCCGACACGAACCGCATAACGAGATCTATGGCGACTGCCAGCGCACGGTCGTGGCCTGCCTGTTGGACATCGAGCCGCACCGGGTGCCGCATTTCGTTCAGAACCACTACACGCGCCCGGGTTACGACTGGCAGGCCGCGATGGAGGATTTTCTGAACCAGCACGGCTACACCTTCACGGACGTCCAGCTCAATGGCGAGGCCACGCTGGAGGACGTCCTGCAGACGCGCACGTTCTTCCCCGATCACTATTACATCCTGGCGGGTAAGAGTCCGCGCGGGACCAACCATGTCGTGATCGGCTTGGGCACTCGTATCGCCTGGGACCCGCATCCCGATGGTGGTGGGCTGATCGGCCCCTTGGACTACGGCGTGTGGGAGATGACCTTCATCCAGCCGCTTGCGATGAAGCTGGCGAGGGCGGCGTGATGGACTTCACCGCCTTCAGCACCCGCAGCAAGTACGCCCAGATCAACGCCGGGTACTCGGCCCGCTTGAACGGTGAAGGGCTGAGCACCAACCCGCACATGGTGTGGATGGACACCCAGGACGAGCTTGAGTCGCGCAAGGTGCAGCCGCTGGGCGAGAAGGCTCTGGCCTGGCAGCACGGCTGGCGTTCGGCCGACCGTGACGAGAAACGCCGGGGAGGCGCGCGCTGATGTGGTCGAAGGCGCCGCCGCCCACCGCCGCCGAGGGCGCCCGGATCGAGGCGGCCAAGGTCGGCCCCTGCATGGCATGCCTGTCGCTGATCGCCCAGGGGCTGATGGCCCCCGGCCAGGCGGTCTACGGCTGCGACTACAACCACGCCAAGAGCGGGAACAGGCGCCGCGGCCATGCGTTCGGCTACGCCCTGTGCGTGTGGCACCACCGCCGTCACCCGATGCAGGGGAAGACCTTCGGCGAGATGCGCGAGATCTACGGTCCGAGCCTGATGGATGGCTCGCGGACCTTCCACGAGACCTACGGGACCGACGACGAGCTGATCGAGCAGCAGACGGTGGTCAACCAACTGAGGGAAGCAGCATGAAAACCGACGTCACACCCGCGACCGTCCGCGATTGGTTCTCCGAGCAGCCGGCCGGAAAGCTGTTCACTATGCCCACCATCAGCGCGATTTTCGGCGTGGCGCCAGGTGATGAGCGTCGCAGGCTGGCCGAGGCAGTTCGCTGCGGCTACCTGTGTGGCTTCCTAGAGCGCACCGAGACCGCCAGCGGCAGGGCGTATCGGGTGAGTGGGAAGGGCATGCGCCGGCCGACGCTGGAAGAGGGCGACCGGGCGCGCCGCAAGGCGGAAGCGCGCCTGGCCCGGGACGACCGAAAGCGCCGCGCCCGTGGTGCCCCGGTGTCGCCTAACAAATCCAGCCGGGTCCGTGCCGCGCGGGTGAGCCTGCGGGCGGCCAACATGCCGGTGCCAGCGACAGCGGTCCAGCATTCGGTGTGCGAGACGGTTGAGCAGTTCCTGGCGCGGGGCGGCCGGGTGCAGCGCCTGACGGCGCACTGGGAGCAGATGGAGCAGGCGGCATGAGCGACTGTCCCTTCGTCAACGAGGCTCGCTGGCTCGCGCAGGAAGCGCACGCTGGTCAGGTGGACAAGGCTGGCCGGCCATATATCGAGCATGTGGCTCGGGTAGCAGCAGCGGTCGCCGGCGATGACGCCGCCGAAACGGTGGCTTGGCTCCACGACGTACTGGAAGACCAGCCGGCCTTCTCGGCCAACGTCCTGCTGTTCCCGCAGGGCGTGGTGGAGGCTGTGTTCGATCTGACGCGCGGCGTGAACAAGAGCCCGGCGTTCTACTACTGGAACATTCGGCAGAACTCCCTCGCGCTGAAGGTGAAGCTTGCCGATATCGCTGACAACAGTGACGAGGCACGCTTGGCGCTGCTGGATCCGGCGACGGCCGATCGGCTCCGCACGAAGTATGCAAAGGCGCGCGCTGCACTGGGGGCCGCATGATCGAGCTGGTGCTGCCCTGGCCTAGCAAGGACCTGTCCCCGAACTCGCGGGTCAACTGGCGCCGCCGGGCGGAAGCCACGAGGTTCGCGCGTCAGATGGCCGTGGTGCTGGCCTTCGAGGCCGGGTGGCGTGGGGCGTGGCTGCCGGCGGGGCGCCTGCATCTGTGGCTGGACTTCTACCAGGCGCCGGGAAAGAAGCTGCCGGACGACGACAACATGCTCGGCCGCTGCAAGGCGTACCGGGACGGGATCGCCCAGGTGCTGGGCATCGACGACAAGCGGTTCAAGAGCCCCCCGGACGTGAAGACCGAGCGCCGCCCGGGCGGGCAGGTAGTGGTGCGCATCACCGGTGCGGGACAAACCAACGATCAACTGGGGAATGAAGATGGCAAACGTCCGTGAGCTGATGGCCCGTCTGGGTCCGTCCACCGTCAAGTTCGACACCGGCCGCGGCGGGACGCCCGACCTCACCAACCAGGACATTGCGGCTGCGCTGGGCATGGTGCCTGCCGGGCTGGGCCGGGAGCTGCTGGAGGCTTGCTGGTGGCCGGACGGCGCGGCCCTGCGCCGGCACAAGCTGCGGGACGCGGTGATCGCCCTGGTGACCCCCGAGCTGCGCCGGCAGCAGCGCCGACTGGCTGACGCGCGCACGGAGCTGGGGCTGGCCGAGGTGTGCATGGGCTGGGCGGGTGCGGTGACGGCCGAGCAGCGGGCCGAGCGCGACCGGGCGGCGCACCGGCTGGGCCAGATCAAGGCGCAATGCTGGCCGATCAGCACGCTGGAGTCGCTGCCGAGCCTGGCCGGCGCCGTGATCAATGAGATCGCCACCAGACCGCATTGCCATTCCTGCGAGGGCCGCGGGGAAACGACGGCCGGCGATCTTCGGGTGGTCTGCAAGTTGTGCAGCGGGTCAGGCCTGGGCGGCGTCAGCGACCGCCGCCGCGCCGCCGCCATCGGGCGAGACGAGTCCACGTATCGTGCGAAGTGGCGAGGCGTCTACGAGTGGCTGTTGCAGCAGATGATCGAGTCGGAGCAGGATGCATGCTGGGCACTGTCCGACGCATTGAGCCGGGCTGCCTGATCGACCACTCGCGGTAGACTTCTGGAAAGCGGGCTGTATTGGCCGGCTATTCACGGAGGAAGTATGCAGTTCACTGACGAGCAGCGACTCATCGTAATCATGCTGGCTGAAATCCAGAAAACCCTCGGGGTGAAGAGCGAGTTCAATGCCGATTTCATCAAGGCCGCCTCGTCCGACGACAATGAATTTGCCATTGCGTTTGAGTACCAGGGAATATTTACCGCTGGCAACGAACCCGCAGATTTCCACTTCGTTCTCGACGTGTTGGAGATGTGGTCCGTGTTGGAGGAGGCGGTGGAGTCGCTGGACGAATACGGACAGTCTGTCCTTCAGGCAGCAATTGGACACCGTGCTACCCCGCTAAAATTCGATGGCTTCGACGGAAACCAAGAGTTTGGGTTGCTGAATCATGCGCGGCTGCTCATCAAGGTGATGAGGCGGTTCGATGAGTTCCGAGCCAGAGATCTCAACTCGCACACCAAACGGCGGGATCGGTACGCGTCGATGCTTCAGGAATTCAACGAGATACAAGGCGAGATTGACGGGCAGCGGGAGATGAACCCTGGAGAGATTGGCCGCGTCCTCGGTGTCAAATACGTGCGGGAGTGACACTCCCGCACTTTTGGGGTTAGATTCACTACCATCGCGCACGACCTCAGCCCCGGCCAACAACCGGGGCTTTTTCTTTGCCCGCTTCCCAGACCGGATCAACCCTTGCGCCCAGCCGGCGGTGGGCGGGCGCCCTGACAGAGAAAGCCCATGGCTCGCATCACTCCCCAACAAGCAGGCGGCGTGAACGTCGTGGCGTTCCTGGACATGCTGGCCTGGTCCGAGGGCACCGACAACGGCAAGCAGCCCACCAAGGATCACGGCTATGACGTGATCGTGGGTGGCAGGCTGTTCACCGGCTATGCCGACCACCCTCGCGAACTGGTGCCGCTGCCCAGGCTGGGCATCAAGTCCACGGCGGCCGGTCGCTACCAGCTGCTGTCGCGGTACTACGACGCGTACCGCCGTCTGCTGGGGCTGCCGGACTTTTCTCCGATCAGCCAGGATCTGATCGCTATTCAGCAGATCAGGGAGCGGCGGGCGCTGGACCTGATCAAGGCCGGCCACGTGGTCAAGGCGATCGGCTTCGTACGCAATATCTGGGCGAGCCTGCCAGGCGCCGGGTACGGGCAGCACGAGCGGAAGCTGGATGACCTGCTGGCGGCCTACCGCAAAGCTGGTGGCGTGGTCGTGTCATGACCGAGGAAACCGTCCCGTGGTGGATGGCCGGCGGTCTCGCCGCGTTCTGGGTGGCAAGGGAAACTTGGGGGGCGCTGCTCTCCCGCCGCAAAGAGCGGACCGAGACGGATGCCAACGTCGACCTGTTGAACGGCTTGGTGCAGCGCGTGAAGTCGCTGGAGGAATCCCAGGCGGCGACCACGCTGCAGCTGGCCGAGGAAATCAAGTTGCGCATGACGGCACAGGAAGAGGCCCACCGACTGAGGTTGCGGGTCATGTCGCTGGAGTCGGCCATGCGCCAGGTCGGCGCGGTGATCCCGCCGGAGATGCCGTAATGATCCGTCTTTATGCCTTGCTTGCCGCTGCGGCGATCGCCTTGTCCTTCTGGGCGGGCTGGTCTTGGCGCGGCGACCGCGCCGAGGGCGCAGAAGCCCGACAGCAGTCAGGCGCCAGCGCCGCCGTGGTGGAGCAAGTCAACAAGGCCCGCGTAACCGAGCACACCCAGGCCGAAACCATGGCCACCATCGGAGCGAAGCATGAAGAAGACCGCGCTGCGGCCGAGACCGTCCCTGCTGCTGTTGTCGCTGAGCTGCGTGCTGGCACTGTCCGGTTGCGCCACGACCTCGCTACCTGCCACACCGGTCGCCTGTCCGAAGCCGCCGCCGGCGCCGCCCAACGTGATGCGCCTGCCGACCTCGGAGTCACGGTTGCGGGCCCTGCTATTGGAATCGGTCGAGATGCCGACGACCAGCTCAGGGCCTGTCAGGCAGTCATCGCCGCAGACCGTGCCGAGGTGAGGCCGTGAGCCTTCTCGGCCTGCGGCGTTCTGGCCATATCCACACCGTCGACGACGGCCGTGGTCGTCGCCGTGTTCTGCTGGATGGCCAGGTTGTGGAGAAGGTGGTGTATGCCGACACCCGCAAGGGAGTGGTCCGCCACTACGACACGCCTGTCCGGGTCCACAAGCACCGAAAGCGCGCCATCCAGCGCACCAAGCACGGCAAGGTCGAGGTGGAGTTCCTCTGATGGGCACGCGCAGCATTCGCATCGTCGTGTCAGTCGCGTGGTGGTGGCGCTGGTATGTGGCAAGCGTTGCCCTCGCGAGCTATCTGACCAACCTGCCTCCGGACATGGACAAGGTTGAGCACTGGGCGCGCCGTGCCATCACGCTCAGGGAAGGCCGCTGATGCCCGCCCGACCGCCCAAGCACCGGCCGCACAAGGCCGATGCCGTGGCGCACGTACCGGCCGAGGCCATTCGCCTCACCACCGCGCAGCGCGGCTACGGCGGTCGATGGCAGAAGGCCCGCGAGACGTTTCTCAAGCGTGATCCGCTCTGTGCTGAGTGTCGGCGAAACGGGCGCGTGACCCTCGCTCGCATCGTCGACCACGTGATACCGCATCGAGGCGACCAGGATCTGTTCTGGGATACCTCGAACTGGCAGCCCCTCTGCAAGCGCTGCCACGACGTGAAGACGGCAGGCGAGGACGGCGGCTTCGGCAACCGGCCTCGCGGGGCACGGCCGACCAGCGAACGAACCTGAACGAAAATCCGCGCCCACGCCGCCGGGGAAGTCCGGAGGGGGAGGGGCGGGTCGAAAGTTCAGGTCGTCCGCGCTCCTGACCGTGCGCCCAGCTGTTTATTTGCACCGTCAGTTGAGAAAAACCATTTTTTCGCGGTCAATCGGCCGCCCTCGGAACGAACATGGCGAACCCCCGCAAACCGACATCGCTGAAAGTGGTGGCCGGCACGGATCGCCCTGACCGCGCGCCGCCGGCGCCGGCCGCCGAGCTGCCGCTGGTGTCCGACGTGCCGCCTGCTCCGGACTGGCTGCCGAACGCCCACGCCATCAAGGAATGGGACAGGCTGGCACCGATCCTGCACGCGAACAAGCTGTTGACCGAGGCCGGCCTATCCGCGTTCGGCCAGCTGTGCGCGTTGCACGGCAATACCGTGCAGCTCTATGCCGCCGGCCTGGCCCCGGTCGCGTCGATGGTGTCGCAGCTGCGCGGCCTGATGAATGACTTCGGGCTGACGCCAGTTGCCCAGGGCAAGGTCCGGCCGTCTGGCGATGTCGAGAAGACCGGGAACGCCTTCGCCAACAACGGTGCGAAGCGGAAGACCCGTGCGTGATTACGTTGGTATCGCCACGGCGTATGCCGAAGAGGCGGTAGCCGACAAGAAGGGCAAGAAGTTCGGCAAGTGGATTCGGCTGGCGGGCAAGCGCTTCTTGGCGGACCTCAAGCGCGCCAAGCGGAAGCGGCCCCCGTTCCTGTTCGACGAGTGGCATGCATGCGACCCGTGCGACTTCATCGAGAAGTTGCCGCACGTTGAAGGGAAGTGGGCGCGGCCGGAGATAGAGCTGCACCGCTCCCACGTGTTTTTTGTGGTGCAGCTGTTCGGGTTCCGCAACCTCGACGGCAGCCGGCGTTTCACGTCGGCGCTGTTCGCGGTGGCCCGCAAGAACGCCAAGTCGACGTTGGCCGCGGCGATCCTGCTCTACTGCCAGTGCTGCGAAGAGGAAGAGGGAGCCCAGATCATCTCGGCGGCCACTACCGGCAGCCAGGCCCGGATCATCTTCAACGTCGCCAAGCGGATGACGGAGAAGACGCCCGACCTGCAGGAGGCGTTCGGGCTTGCGTGCTGGGCCAACGCGATCAGTCGCGTGGAGACTGGGGCAACCTTCAAGCCCATCAACTCCAAGGCCAGCACGCAGGACGGCCTGAACCCGTCGCATGTTGGCCTGGACGAGATCCACGCTCACAAGTCGGCGGACCTGTTGAACGTTCTGACGTCAGCGGCGGGCGCACGCAGCAACCCGCTGTGGCTTTACACCACGACCGAGGGGTATACGAACCCGGGGCCGTGGGGGGAAATCAGGCAGTTCGCGAAACAGGTGCTGCAGGGCATCCTGGGCGATTCGGCCGATCACTTCCTGGTGGTGTTCTTCGCCGTCGACGATGACGACGACGAGTTCGACGAATCGGCTTGGCCCAAGGCCAACCCGCTGATGGATGCCAACCCGCACCTGTTGAAGGCAATCCGCAAGGAGGCCGTCGAGGCGCGGCAGATGCCCTCGAAGCTGGCCGAGTTCAAGATCAAACGACTCAATCGGCCGGCGTCCTCCGCCACCGGCTGGGTGGATCTCACTAAGTGGCAGAAGTGCGGCGGTACGGTAGATCTGGACTGGCTCGAGGGGCAGCCATGCTGGGCGGGGCTCGACCTTGCGGCGAATCTTGATCTCACTTCTTGGCGATTGGTGTGGAAGGTCGACGAGGTCTATTACACCTGGGGTCGCCGCTTTGTGCCGGAGGAGGCTGTGCGCGCGCGTACTGAGCGCGGGGTCGTGCCATACGCGGGCTGGGTTGCAGCCGGGTTAATCGAAGTGACCGAAGGTGAAGTTACCGACTATCAGGCGGTTGAGAGGCGGATGCGCGAAGACATCGCCAGGTTCAACCCCGAGGTGATCGGCTTCGATAAATGGAACGCCCAAGAGATCACGCAGCGGCTGCTGGCGGAAGGGCATCCACTGATCGAATTCGGCCAGACAACGAAGAACTATCACCCGGCAATGCAAGAGCTGGAGCGGGCCTACATCAGCAAAAAGATTCAACACGGGAACGATCCGGTCCTGAACTGGTGTGCTTCCAACCTCATTGCTGTGAAAGATGGAAACCTGAATATGAAGCCTGACAAGAAGCGGTCGCCGGACAAGATCGACGACATGTCGACCTTGCTCATGGCGATCGCCCTGAGCATGCCGAACGGTGATCAGGAAGACGCTGGTGACTTCATTTCCAGCCCGGTGATCGGATGAAGACCAAGGCAACCAAACCAGGGCGTCTCCGTGCAGCGGCGCTTAAATGGCTTGGCGTGCCCGTGCACCTGACGGATGGCGACTTCTGGTCCGAGTTCTTCGGGTCCAATTCGGCCGCTGGCGTTCCGGTTAACCACCAGACGGTGTTGAAACTATCTGCGGTTTGGTCGTGCGTCCGCCTCATCTCGGAGACCATCTCCACGCTGCCGCTCTCGATGTACGAGAAGACCAGCGGGGGGAAGCGGGTAGCGAGCCATCATCCGCTGCAGTTCATCCTCCACGACCAACCCAATGCGGACACCACCGCCGCGGTCCACTGGGAGGCGAGCGTGGCGGCGATGCTCCTGCGCGGGAACGCTCGCTGCGAAAAGCTGATGATCGGCGGCAAGGTGATCGGACTGCAGTTCCTGCACCCGGACCGACTGACCTCTTTCCGCCGAGACGGCGTCAAGGTATGGCGATACACCGACGAGAACGGCACCCAGCGCGAGATTTCCAACGATAGAGTCTGGAGCATCCCCGGCTTCTCTCTCGACGGAAAGGAAGGTGTCTCCGTCATCGGCTACGGTGCGGAGGTGTTCGGCGCGGCGATCGGTGCCGACATGGCTGCCAGCTCGACATTCTCGAAGGGGTTGATGCCAACCACGGCAATCACCTACCCGAGCACTCTGAAGGCCGGTCAGCGCGATGAGGCGCGTGAGACGTTGGAGACGCTGAGCGGCGCGGTCAATGCCGGCCGCCCTGTCATCCTCGAGGCCGGGTCAGAAATCAAGACTATCGGCATCAACCCGTCTGACGCGCAGCTGCTCGAGTCACGGGCATTCTCGGTTGAGGAAATCTGCCGGTGGTTCCGCGTACCGCCCTTCATGGTCGGTCACAGCGAGAAGTCCACCAGCTGGGGCACCGGGATCGAGCAGCAGATGATCGGCTTCCTCACTTTCACCCTGGGGCCGTGGCTTCGCCGAATCGAGCAGGCGATCAGCAAGGACCTTTTGACCCCGGCGGAACGGCTGAGGTACTACCCGAAGTTTGCGGTGGAGGGGCTGCTCCGTGCCGATAGCGCCGGCCGCGCTTCCTTCTACGCCGCGATGGTCAACAACGGCATCCTGACGCGTGACGAAGTCCGCGAGCTGGAAGACCGGGAGCCGATGGGCGGTAACGCAGCTGTACTCACGGTCCAGACGGCGTTGGCGCCACTGGACAAGCTTGGCCAGGCCGAAGACGGCAATGCAGCCCGTGCGTCCCTACGCGCCTTCCTCGGCGTGCCTGACGCCACCAGCAAGGAATAAGAGATGACCATCCGTGCAACCCCGGGCGTCCCCAGCGGACGGCCGCAGATGGACGTGCGTAGCTATATCGCGCCGGCTGCTTTCGATCGCTGGGACTCCAGCATCCGTGCCGCTGCCGAGAACGAAGAGGACCGAACGATCGGCATCTACGACGTCATCGGAGAAGACTGGTGGACCGGTGGTGGTTTCACTGCCAAACGCATGTCAGCCGCTCTGCGATCGCTCGGTAAAGGACCGGTGACGGTGGCCATCAACTCGCCCGGTGGCGACATGTTCGAAGGCCTGGCGATGTACTCGATGCTGAGAGAGCACCCCGGCGAGGTGACCGTGAAGGTCATGGGAATCGCCGCCTCTGCCGCTTCGATCATCGCAATGGCCGGGGATCAGGTCCAGGTGGCGCGCGCCGGTTTCCTGATGATCCACAACTGCTGGCTGCTTGCTGCGGGCAACCGACACGAGCTGCGCGAGATCGCCGACCAGCTGGAGCCTTTCGACCAGGCCATGGCCGACGTCTATGCGGCCCGGACCGGTGAGGACGTCAAGGCGATGCAGAAGCTGATGGATCGCGAGTCCTACATCGGCGGCAGTGCCGCTGTATCGCAGGGCTTCGCCGATTCCCTTCTCGACTCCGACGAAATCAGCAAGACCGACGACGGCAAGAACGCGTCAGCCGTTCGCCGTATGGAGGCAGCGCTCCGGGCATCGGGGATGCCCAAGTCCGAGGCAATGCGTCTTATCAGCCAATTCAAGTCCAGCGCGGGTGATCCCGCTGGCAGCGGTGAGGGCGAGCCCACCGAACACGGCCAGCGTGACGCTGCCGGCTTCACGACCACCGCGGCGCTGGCCGCGAACCTCACCAACATCCTGTAAGGAGAGCCTCAATGGCCCAGATCGACGACGACATCAAGAACATCAACGCCAGCCTTGGGCAGGTGAATGAACAGCTGAAGAAGCACGCGGAGCAGGCCAAGGCTGACATCAGCGCGCATGCACAGCTGTCCGAAGAAACCAAGGGCAAGGTCGACCAGCTGTTGGTCGCCCAGGGCGAGCTGCAGGCCAACCTGCAGGCAGCCCAGCAGGTGATCGCCAAGCTCGAGCAGGGCGGCGGGGTGCCCGCCAAGGCCCGCACCATCGGCGAAGTCGTGGCGACCTCCGACGTGTGCAAGAACTTCAACCCCGGCATGCAGGGCAGTTTCACGGTCAAGGCCGCGATCACCCGCGAGGACGCATCGGCGGGCAGCCTTATCGAGCCGCACCGTATCCCGGGAATCGTGGCTACCCCGAACCAGCGCCTGTTCCTTCGCGATCTGCTCACCTGGGGCACGACCACGTCGGATAGCCTGGAGTACGTGCGGGAAACGGGATTCACCAACAATGCCGAAGTCGTGGCCGAGAATCCGACCAACCCGAAGCCTGAGTCTGACTTGGCCTTCGAGCTGGACTCGGCGAAGGTCGCCACCATTGCCCACTGGATTCGCGCCTCCAAGCAGGTCCTGCGCGACGCCGGCATGCTGCAGGCCTACATCAACGGCCGCCTGATGTACGGCCTGAAGCTGAAGGAAGAAGCCCAGCTGTTGAAGGGCTCGGGCGTTGGACTGAATATCAACGGCCTGTACACCCAGGCGACGACCTACGCGAACCCAGGTGTGGTGGTGCAGAACGAGACCGCCATCGATCGTCTGCGCATTGCCATGCTGCAAGTCACCCTGGCCGAGTACGAGGCCGACGGCATCGTGCTGAACCCGATCGACTGGACCACCATCGAGCTGTCGAAGACCACCGAGAACGCCTACCTCTTCGCCACGCCGCGTGGCCTCGCCGTTCCCGGCCTGTGGGCACGTCCGGTCGTGGCCACCAAGGCCATGGATCTGGGCGACTTCCTGACCGGTGCCTTCAAGATGGGCGCCCAGGGCTGGGACCGCGAGCAGGCGAACATCACCGTCTCCAACCAGGACCGCGACAACTTCGTCAAGAACATGGTCACCATCCTCTGCGAAGAGGACGTGGGCCTGACTGTCTTCCGCCCGGAGGCCTTCGTGAAGGGCGGCTTCGACGGCCTGCCGGTCACCGATGGTGCGGGCGCCGGCGGCTGATCCCCTGAAGCGCCCGGTAGCCCCGGGCGCTTCCCCTGACGAAGGAACCGAAAAATGGCCAAGGTCATTGCACTCACCTCGTTCGAACACCACGGAAGCCGCAGCCGCGGCGCGCAGTTCGACGTATCCGCCCAGCACGCAGACTTGCTGGCCAAGCGCGGCCTCGTGAAGCTGGCTGGGCAGGCCGCCCCGGCCGGCGTAGGCCCCGTGGCGCCGACCGGCGAGACCAACGATGGCGCTCAGCTGGTCCGCCAGAAGGCTGCCGACGCGATCGCGGCGATTGCAGCAGTTACCGACCTCGCACGGCTTGACGCAGCGTTGAAGGCGGAAACAGCCAAGGGCGACAAAGCTCGTGCCACGGTGGTTGAAGCGATTGAAACCGCCATCAAGGCCGCAGCGCAGGCCCAGGCCTGAGCCATGCGCCTGGTGACCATTGAAGAGGCCCGGCAGCACTGCCGGGTCGATAGCGACGACGACCAGATGCTGACCCTGTACGGCGGCGCCGCTGAAGACGCCGCCCAGGACTTCCTGAATCGCCGGGTCTACGAAGATGAGGATGCGCTAGCCGCCGCGGTGCTTGACGGAACCGCAGGCTGCGATCCGATCGTCGTCAATGACGCGATCCGGGCAGCGGTGCTGCTCACCCTCGGGCACCTGTACGCAAACCGCGAAAACGTTGTCACCGGCACCATCGTGTCGGAGATGAAGGAAGGCACCCGCAGCTTGCTCTGGCCCTACCGGGTCGGGCTGGGGGTTTGACGTGGCCTGCCAGGGTTGCGAGCGGCGCCGTGCCTGGCTGTTGAAATGGATGGGGATTGCCGATGAACGAGCAAAACGAGCTGTCGGAAGCGCTGAAAGAATCGGCAGCAGCCCAACTGGCGCAAGCCGAGGCGATGATGGTTCTCGCCCAGGCGTTGGCGGAGAACGCGGAGGCGACCAACCGGCTGATGGATTACGTCTGCCAGAGTGAGGACGTCGAGGCTGATCCGGAGGCGGGCACCTACATGAGCGGGAAGCCGCGGTGATCGCCGCCGGCCGCCTCCGCCACCGGGTGCTGATACAGAACCCCGTGGAGAGCCAGGATCCCGGATCCGGCGCACCCATCACGACGTGGGCCGATTTGGCTACGGTGTTCGCCGAAGTGGTTCCGGCGTCCGTCCGCGAGTTCGTGGCCGCCCAAGCTATCGACAGCGAGGTGACCGCGCGCATCACCATCCGGCACCGTGCTGGCGTCACCGACAAGAGCCGCATCATCCACAGGGGGCAGGTCTACAACGTCCACGGCGTGCTGGCCGATCCGGTCAGCGGGCTGGAATACATGACGCTGCCATGCAGCGAGGGCGTCAACGATGGCTGACAACATCCGTTTCGACGTCAGCGGCCTTGACGGCGTGAAGGCGAAGATGGCCCAGCTGAAGAACGAAGCCAACGCCAAGGGCGGTCGCGCCGCGCTGCGGAAGGCGACCGCCGTCCTGCGCGCTCAGGCACAGAGCAATGCCCGACGCCTGGACGACCATGAGACCGGCGAGGCGATCTGGAAGAACATCGATCTGCGCTGGGACGGCCGAGCGTTCAAGCGCGACGGGCAGCTTGCGTTCCGGCTGGGTGTGCTCGGCGGCGCCAGGCAGTACGGCAGAACCCGCGAGAATCGCCGTAAGCGCCGCACGGGACAGACGTATGCCACGGATGGCAGCTCCAGCAATCCCGGTGGCGACACCTGGTACTGGCGCCACGTGGAGCTGGGCACGGCCAAGGTGGCCGCCCGCCCATTCCTGCGGCCGGTGGCCGAGCAGGCCGGACAGAAGGCGGTAGATACCTTCGCGCTCGAGTTCAACCGCGCGCTCGACCGCGCACTTGCCAAGCAGGCAAAGGCGGCAAAGAAATGATCGCCCCAATTTTCCAGGCCTGCATCGCCAACGCCGCGGTGCTGGCTCTGTTCGGCAGCAACCCGACACGGGTCTATCCGTTCGGACTGGTAGAGAAGCCGCCGGCGCGGCCCTACGTCGTCTGGCAGACCATCGGCGGAGAACCGGCTCAGTACCTGGGCGACCGCCCTGACGTGGACGGGTACTCGCTGCAGATCGACGTCTACAGCGACGACCCGGTCTCGCTGCTGCCGGCGGCGCGGGCTATCCGCGACGCGATCGAGGGACAGGCCTACGTGACCCGCTGGGGTGACCAGGTGAAAGACCCCGAAACCAAGCTGTACCGCTACTCGTTTGACGTGGACTGGCTCGTGCCGCGCTGAAGACGTTCGTCCGTTTCACCCACCCACACCCCGCACTGCGGGGTTTTTTTATGCCCGCAGGGAGACATTCATGAGCATGCTGACGCAAGGCACCCAGCTGTACGGCCTGATCAATGGCCAGATCCGCGAGATCGAGTGCATCACCAACTTCAACCCCGGCGCGAACCCGGCGGACCAGATCGAAGACACCTGCCTGTCCGAGACCAAGGCACGGTCCTACAAGAAGGGGCTGCGCACGCCTGGGCAGGCTTCGGTCACGATCAACGCAGACCCGCGCAACGAGAGCCACTACCTGATGTGGCAGCTCGGTGAGGACGATTCCGACGAGAAGATCCAGTGGGCTATCGGCTGGTCTGATGGCGTGGACATCGTCCCCACGCTGGCGCCGGGCGGCTCCATCAGCGGCGTCAACGTCACCAGCGGCGGCACTGGCTATACCAGCGCGCCGACCGTGACCCTGACGGGCGGCGGCGGCAGCGGCGCCACGGCAACCGCCATCGTCGACAGCGGCTCGGTGATCGGGGTCTCCATCACCAATCCGGGCACCGGCTACACGAGTGTGCCGACGGTGGCCTTCAATGGCGGTGCCGGCACCGGTGCGGCGGCAACGGCCCAGCGCAACAGCGAGCCGGAGATGGTGCTGCCCGAGGGTAGGACCTGGTACACGTTCCTCGGCTACGTCGCCGACTTCCCCTTCGACTTCCAGGCCAACGCTGTGGTTTCCACCGCTGCGAGCCTGCAGCGCTCTGGCGCCGGCGTCTGGGTCCGTAAGGTGGTGACCCCGTGACCGCAGCGAAGCCCCAGGGCCGGAAGAGGGCGGCGCCGCCGGCGTCCGTCCCGAAGAGCAAGGCGGTATCCCTTTCGATCGCTGGCCTGCTGCAGGCCGGTGCCTTCACTGGCCGCCCGGTCGAGAAGGAGATCAGCTGGCGCCAGGGCGAGCAAGAGTTCACCGCCACGGTGTTCGTGCGGCCGCTGGGCTTCCAGTCCGCCATCTCCGACGTGCTCGCCGCAGGCGGGCGGCAGGACAGCGTGGCCGGCCGTATCGCGGCCTCCATCTGCGATGAGCAGGGAAAGCCCGTCTTCACCGTAGGTGACATCACCGGTGCGTCGGATGCGGACCGCGGCGCGCTGGACGGCGCCCTGACCCTGGCGCTGCTGAGCGCCATCGGCGAGGTGAACTCGCTGGGAAAAGCTACGAGCTAACACCGGAAGACGAGTTCTGGTGCGAGCTGGTGCTTAACGGCATCGGCGGCGAAACCATTGCTGTGGCGAAGGAACGCCTCAGCGCTCGCGAGGTGAGGCTCTGGGCTGCATACCGGGAACGCCACGGAGGCCTGAACCCGATGATGCGCGCCGACTGGAACGCTGGCCTGCTGGCCAGCCTGTTCGCCAACAGCAAGCGCAAGCCGTCAGCCCCGGCATTCCAAGTAACTGACTTCCTTCGATACCAGAAAGCGGAGCCGATCGGCCTTGAAGAGGCGATGGCGAGCTGGGGATAACTGCACATGTCACGACGTTCTCTCGGCACGCTGACCATCGACGTCATTGCCGAGATCGGCGGCTTTGCGTCCGGCCTGGACAAGTCCGAACGCCAGACGCAGAAATGGCGCAAGAACATCGAGAAAGAAGCGAAGATGGCGGGCGTTGCACTCGGTGCCGCCATCGCCGGCGCGGTGGTGCTGATCGCCCGAAACTCAGTGGCTGCGGAACGGGAGATCGCCCAGCTCGACGCGATCATTCGTTCCACCGGCGGTGCCGCGGGATACACACGGCAGCAGCTGTTGGATATGGCCGACACCTTGTCCGCCAAGTCCACCTTCAGCGGTGGCGAGATCGTGGAAGCCCAGACCCGTCTGCTTTCGTACTCGGGCATCTTGGGGACCAACATCCCCCGCGCCATGCAGGCCATCATCGATCAGTCGGCACGCCTGGGCATCAGCGTTAGCCAGTCGGCCGAGACGATCGGTCGCGCGCTGGAATCGCCGAGCAAGGCCGCGGCAGCGCTCGCGCAGCAGGGCTTCGGCGCGGCTTTCACCAAGGAAGTGCGCGGCACCATCGACGAGCTGGTGAAAGCCGGCAAAGAGGGTGAAGCCCAGATAATGATTCTGGAGATACTGGAGGAATCGTACGGCGGCGCGGCCCAGGCTGCTCGGGATACCTTCGGTGGCGCGTTGTCCGCGCTGATGAACACCATCAACGACCTGACCACTGGCGGCGATGGAAGCCTCGCTGGTGCTACGGAGGCTGTGAACACGCTGATTGCCACGTTGAATGATCCCCAGGTGCGCGAGGGCTTCAACAACGTCATCTCTGGTGCCATTGAGGCAATCGGGGTGCTGGCAAAGTTCACGGCCTCATTCGCCGGCGCCACGGGATTCGTCGCAGAGGAGCTGTCTGCGCGGCTCAACGGGCCCGATGCGTTCGATACGGTCCGCGTAGAGGACCGCATCAAGCGGCTGAATGACACGGTGGACGCGGTCAAGAAGGCTCGCAGCACGCTGGGGCTATCGATGCTGAATGCCAAAGAGCTGATCCCGTCCGACCTACTGAGCACGCCCGATACGGTGATCAAGCGGCTGCAGGGTGAGATCGCACAGGAACAGGCGAACCTCGCATTGGCCCAGGACATGGCCGCCCAGGCAGCACGGGCACAGAAGGCGACGGATCCGGTGCCGGCGACCGGCGTTACTGGCGATGGCGCAGGTCGGGCCGCTGCCGCTGCTGCCGCGGCCGATGCCGAGAATGCGAAGAAGCGGGCAGCCGCGCAGAAGCAACTGATGCGTGCCTACGAAGCATCAGGTCTCCAGTACCAGCGCCAGATAGCGCTGTTCGACACCAGCGCGGACAGGTCCGAGAAAGCCACGGAGCTGCAGCAGCTTAATTTCGAGCTCGCTACTGGTTCTCTACGGGGTCTCAATGCCCAGCAACAGGAGACCCTGAGGGGCTGGGCGATGGAGATCGACCGGCTCAACGGTGTGAAAGACGCCAATGAGAAGGCCGCCAAGGCGACGGAAGAATTCGCCAAGCTGCGCAAGGAGCTGAACCGAGAGGACAGCCTGGGCGTCGACCTGGCGCGCGAGCGGCTAAAGGTGATCCAAGCGGCGGCCGCAGCCGGCGCAGCGAATGATTCGGATTACGCGGCTACGGCTCGACGCGCGCTGGACCAGGTGGGTGGAACGGGTGCAGACGGCTTCGCTGGGCCTGATGCGCTGTATGGCGGCGCGGCCGGAGAGTTCACCAAGATCGACAAGGCGATGGAGCAGGAGAACGCGAGGTATGAGGCACAGCTGGAAGCGCTGAATGAGTACCGCCAGTCGCGCGCGGATCTCGAAAGCGAATGGGATGCTCAGGAAGAGCAGATGAGGGCCGAGCACCAGAAACGTCTGCAATCCTTGGAAGACTCCCGCTGGCAGGTCACGCTGACCGCTGCACAGCAGGGCCTCGGCAGCGTCACAGACATCATGCGCAACAGCTTCGGCGAGCAGTCTGCGCTGTACAAGGTCGCCTTCGTGGCGCAGAAGGCGGCCGCGATCGCGCAGGCAACCTTGGCGATCCAGGCAGGCATGGCCGAGGCGGCGAAGAATCCGTGGCCAGCCAATCTGGCCGCGATCGCATCCGTCGCTGCGGCGACGGCCGGGATCATCTCCAGCATCTCCGCGGTCGGCATGGCGCACGACGGCATCGACAGCGTTCCCGAGACGGGCACCTGGTTGCTGCAGAAGGGCGAGCGTGTCACTACCGCGGCCACTAGCGCGAAGCTGGATGCCACCTTGGAGCGGGTGGCTCGCGATAGCAGTACTGGTGGCGGTGGCGGGGATACCAACGAGATCAACATCAGCGTCAACGGATCACTCAGTGAGCGAGAGCGCCTGATGATGGAGGAGGCTGTCAAAAGAGCAGTAACTATGGCGCGGAAGGACCGCGTTGCTGATACCACCTCGGGCACGGGCCCGCAGTCCCGAGCGATGCGCTCGAACTGGAACGTCAGAAGGAAGGTCGGGTAATGGCATTGATTATTCAGCCGCAGTGGCTGCCCGAACCGCTGCGCGAGGGGTACGGACTTCGGCATGTATCGCCCTTACAGCGATCAAAATTTGTGAGTGGAAGGTCTATGTCTCGCCGGCGCTATACGAGCACGCCGACAGAAATAGAGGTGCGCTGGCTCCTCGACGCCCCTAGGGCCGCATTGTTTGAGAAATGGTTTCAAAAGGTCTTAAGCGACGGCGTGGGTTGGTTCGCATGCCGATTGCGCACGCCGCTTGGAATGGACTACTACAAGAGCCGCTTCTTAGATATCTATGACGGCCCTGTGCTGACCTCTGGGAATGAATGGTTAATCACTGCAAGCCTTGAAATGTACCAACGAGCACTCTTGGAAGATGGGTGGCTTGAATCTCCCGATGGGTATTTGCAGGCCTCCCTCATTGATAGGGCGGCCAATCGTGAATGGCCCAAGGCATGAGCATTCTTGAAAGGCTGTACGCATCCGGTGGTTCTGAAGTCGAGCACGAAACTCTTGCGATCACCGTGGGCAGCAAGACCCACTACCTCACCAAGGGCTGGGAGGACATCACCGCGGTTCTGGAGACAGGGCAGACGGTGACCTTCAAGGCTTGCGGCATGGATGTGGCCAAGCCCACGCGAAACGCTGACGGGGTCCAAGACCTCCAGTTCGCGCTTACCAACGTGGACGGGGTGGTGAGCACCGAGATACGGGCGGCGCTGGCAGCCCGGCTCGAAATGACCGTCACCCTACGGATCTACCTGAGCAACGACCTGCTGGCGCCGGCCAAGAAGCCGTTGTCGATGGTGATCAAGGGCGGGCAGTGGACCGCAACCGAGGTCCAGGTGACTGCCGGCTTCATGAACATCCTCGACACGGCCTGGCCGCGCGACCGCTTCAACCTCACCAAGCACCCGGGGCTGCGCTACATCACATGAAAATCGATCTGGAAAAGTACCTGGACGTGGTCTGGGTCAGCGGCGGCCGCCAGTTCCCGGAGCTGGATTGCTATGGGGTCGTCAACGAGGTGCGTCGTGACCTTGGCCTCGCGCCATGGGACGAGTACCCGGGCGCGACGCGCGCTGACCTGGCTGACCTGGCGAACGAGGCTGCGCGGCAGCACGCCGGCAGCGACCTCGTGGAAGGCGCCGTCGCGTTCTGCTACCAGGGCAGCGTGGTGACCCACGTGGCGGTGCTGGTGGAGGTCGAGGGCCGCATGTGCGCGCTGGAGTGCAACGACGGCCGCAACGTCACCGTGCTGCCGGTCGCCCGCTTCGAGTGCCGTTTCAACCGGGTGGAGTACTACGCGTGATCCAGATTTTCCCATCACGCATGCCGGGCGAGCCGCTGGAGACCCATCGCCACGGCAGGACTACGATCGATGGGTGGCTGCGCTCCAACGTGCCGAGCTACGCAAGCGAGGGGCCGCACCCGATCGAGGTCGAGGTGTGCGGCGCTGCAGTGCCGGCGGACGCGTGGGCTTCCACCTGGATCGAAGCCGATACCGACGCGAGGATCTACCCGATCCCCTACTACGAAGGCGCCGCCGCGGTCGTCTACTGGGTCGTGGTGGCCGTCATGGCTGCCTATGCGATCTACATGGTCGCCACCATGCCCTCGGGCAGCCGGTACGGGCAGGGCGACACGCTCAGCCTGGATACCGCCCGGGCGAACTCCGCGCGCCTTGGCAGCCCCGTACGTGAGGTTCTGGGGCGATGCCGGGTCTGGGCGGACTATCTGGTGCAGCCGGTTTCGCGCTTCGTCGGCGGCAAGACCTACCGCACGCAGATGTTCGTGTGCGTGGGCAAAGGGAGACATGTGATCCCGTTCGGCTCCGCGCGGCTGGGCAACACCCCGATCAGTTCCTTCGGCAGCGACGTGGAGATGGCCATCTACCCGCCGGGCGCCGACGTGGGCGGCGACGTGCGCTCGGAGAACTGGGTCAACTCCACCGAGGTCGGCGCCACCGCCTCGGGCACTGCCGGCTTGGACCTGAGCGACACGGCGGACGTGGCCACCAGCCTCAATGCCGATTCGGTGACCGTGTCGGGCAACGTGCTGACGCTGAACAACGCGACGGTCACCGATGCGAACGGCAAGGAGCGGCCGGCCACGTCGGTGCCGGCGTCCTGGACCGTCGGCGCTGTGCTGACGCTGAAGGTGGCGGCGACCTTTACCGCGACCACCAGCGGCCTCTATTCCGTCATCGCCGGTAGCGCGGTAGCCGAGCTGGCGCCGTATGTCGGTATGCCGGTGCTGCTGACCTACAACGGCGCCGACTATGGTCTGTTCGTGGCGAGCTATGCGCCTGGCACGCCGGCCGTGCCCGGTGTCGGCGGCAGCCCAGCGCGGCTCACTGGCTCGGCGCCGGCCACCGGTTTCGACTTCAGCGGCACGCCGGTCACCTTCGGCATAGGCTGGCGCGGAACCAGCTACAGCGTGGCGCTGGTGGCCAACTACATCACCTTGGGCGTGCTGCTCACCGCGATCAACGATCAGCTGGTGGACAGCGGCCTGGTGGCGACGCAGTCGGGCGCGGTGGTCACCATCGCCGAGGCGGCCAGCCCGTATGCCGGCGGAAGCATCTCCTTCAGCGGACTGCCGGCGGCGGTGTTCGGCCCCAGCCCGGCGGCCACGGCGGGTGTGGCCACCACCGGTGGCACCCCGGCGACGCTGCCACGCGTCACCCTGGCGTACGACGGCCCGGGCGGCACTGCCTTCGGTGGCCTGCCGCCGGGCAGCGTCTCGCTGGCGATGTCGCGCGGCCAGAGCGAGTACCGCATCACTGCTGTTTCCGGCCTCACCCTGGTGGTCCAGCGACTGACCGAGGGCGGCGTCGTCGATACCAGCTGGCCGGGCTGGACCTCGCGGACCGCGACCGACTATCGGGCGACGGGTCTGCAGGAGAGCGAAGAATGGCTTGGCCCGTTCCTGGTATGCCCCAACGGAGAGACCACCGACGCCTTCGAGTACGACTTCAACTTCCCGGGCGGCCTGATCTGGTACACGGACAAGGGCAACAAGCGCACCTTCACCGTGACCGTGCGGGTGGCGTGGCGTGTCTACGGGTCGGGCGACCCTTGGTCAGTGCGTACCCACAGCTACACCGCCACCTCCGAGGATTCGCTGGGCTTCACCGAGCGCATCACGCTGGGCACGCCTGGACAGATCGAAGTGCGCGTGCGACGGGTGACCGAGCGCGGCGGCAACTCGGCGCGCGATGCCTGCTTCTGGCAAGGCCTGCGCGCGCGACTGCCGCAGCGGCCCACGCGCTACGACGACCTGACGACCATCGGCCTGACGGTGACCACCGGCACCAAGCTGGCGGCGCAGACAGACCGCCGGTTCAACGTCGAGGCGACCCGGCTGTATGACGACGGCACCGCCCGCAGCATCAGCGGGGCGATGACCCACGTGATGCGCTCGCTGGGTCTGCCGGCCGACCAGATCGACACCGATACGCTGACCCACCTGGAGAACACCTACTGGACGCCGCGCGGGGAGTTCTTCGACTTCAGCGCGGAGAAGTCGGGCACCAGCGCCCTCGACCTGCTGCAGATGGCTGCCCAGGCGGGCATGGGGTACTTCCTGCTGATCGACTCCATGTGCTCGGCCGGCCGCGAGGGAATCAAGGCCTGGCGCGGTGGCATCTCACCGCAACGGCAGCTGGAGCCGTTGACCACGGCGTTCACCTCACCGGGGCCGGATGACTTCGACGGCGTGGACGTGACCTACATCGACGAGGTGACGTGGGCGGCCGAGACGGTGGAATGCCGGCTTCCGGGCGGCGACACCCCGTGGAAGGTGGAGACCTTCGAGCTGCAGGGCGTGGGCACGCGCGATCGCGCCTACCGGATCGGCATGCGGCGTCTCATGAAGCACCAGGGCCAGCGGCTTACCTACACGACCAAGACCGAGATGATGGGCCTGGTCTACCAGTACGGCGACCGCGTGAAGCTGTTCGACGATATCCCAGGATCCAGCACCACCAGCGCCATGATCGAATCGGCGCGCCTGGACGGCACCCGGGTGCTGATCGAGGTGGGCGAGTATCTGGACTGGACCTTGGCGGCACCGCGGTGCCTGATTCGGTTCCAGGACGGGACGCTCTCCAGCGTGATCGTGCCCACCCGGGTCGACGACCACCGCCTCACCATCGCCGCCTCGGCGCTGCCGGGCGAGCACGCCTTCAACACCTGGATCATGGACGACCCGACCATCGATCCCCCGAGCTGATCTTCTGCGACAGCACGCGCGCTGGATATGACGCCGTGCTGGCCGAACTCACGCCAGGCGAAGACGGCTCCGTCGAGCTGGCCGCCCTGCAGTACGACCCCGCCTTCTACCAATACGACGACGCGAACGCGCCGTAAGAGCCAAACCGGAGCACCAAAAGATGACGACTTTCCACACCGGCAATCCGGTTCCTTCAAACTCGATCAAAGATCTCTTCGACAACGCGGAGAATCTAGATTTCGCGGTGAACGACCAGTTGCGCGAAGAGTGGCTAGATCGGCTCGGCCGTCGCCGCGTTACGCTTCTGGGGGTTGAGAGGGCCTTTCAGCGAGTCGTGGATCGCACGGAAGGCACTGCCGCGACGGCAGTTGCGGGAATCAGGGCTGAGGCGGCGCAGGTCGTCGGTGCTGCGCGCGTAGAAGCATCCGGGTTGCTCGCAGAAATATCGGCTGAGCTGGAGTCTGCACGGCTTCAGTCAGAGGCCATCCTCGCCGCAATGGGGTATCTCGTTCCCGTCGCGTACGTGGAAGGGCTACTAGTAGATTCAGCACGGATGACGGTGGAGCATGAGGGAGCAGTCTATGCGCCGCTGCCATCGTCATTGCCGTTCACAGCGGAGCAGGATTTCGATACAAGCAAATGGCGGTTGATACAAGGCGTTGCTGCTTCCGATGTCACCTCGATCGTCACGGACAGTGGCCTGGTCCTGAACATCATGCCCTCGGCAAGTGGTGATGCAGTGACGGATACCCGTCGACTTCAAGCCGCGCTGGGTCGAGGCGGGATTGTCTACTACGGAAATCCGGGAACATATTTGTGGAATGAGGTCAGCGTGGTGAACAGCCACACTGGCCTCATTGCGTTGCCTGGTGTCACGTTCAAACAAGATCCGTCTAGCCGAAGTCCGTTTCTAATCAATCGCGGTTACTCGGCAGCCAGGAAGACGGTTGCATCAATGGTCGTTGCGCCGAGCTACGTCGATCCTGACAAAAGTCACAGTGGCATCAACTCCTATGTATCTGTGAGTTGCACGGCCCATGGCTATCGTCGTGGCGACTTTGTCGCCCTGACGGGTGCACAGGAATTCGGATATGACGGCGTGATGAGGGTAAGTTCCGTTGTCAATGCCAACACGTTCGTGGTGGAGACCAATGTTCCTGTTGTTGATTCGGTCGCTACGCCTAGTCTGTGGGCGGGGTCGCTGAGCGTGTCTGCTGCCGACACGAACATCCTGATCGACGTCCAAGGTGAGCTTGACTACAACTATCAGAACTTAACCAGCCCGATCCCGCCTGGACCTCTTCGTCTATACACGATGGGCGTAGTGATATATGGAGCAGTCAATTCAAGCGTGTCGATCAGGCGATGCCGGAATGTCGCAAAATATGGCGTGCTCGCGGCTAATGTGCGCAACTTGGACGTGCCAAGAATAAACTTTGACACGCACAGTGATGGTCTCCATTTGCAGCCCCCATATGCGGGCGTCCGTATTGGCACGCTTTCCGGCACAACCGGAGACGATCTTCTTTCATTGACCGGTGGGGACTTTTCGTCTTATGAGATATCGCGGGGCCATGGCTACGATTTGAAGATCGATCATTTGATGCCTCAGAACGCTCTCACCGCGTTGAAGATCACAGGGAATGCGCCGTACAAGTTCTGGGATGTGGAGATCGGGACCATCTCCGGATCCACAATCTTGCAAGTTCTTTCGTTAATTCGAGACCAGAACCTGACACATACGGATATCGGTCGTCTTCGCGTTGGCTCGATTCGGGTCAAGGCTCAGACTACTGAGGAATTTCGGATGACGATGGACTCGATCGAGGACTTCTCGATCGGTGATCTTTGCCTGATGGGCGCGCCTCCAGGCCGCAGTGTCATGCCTATGGGGCGTGCGACAAGCTACGCGAGTCGTATTGGCAAGCTGGTGATCGAGAGGCTGTCTTTCGCCGAGGCAGGCGAAGGGCGAACGGTGATCAACGTTGGCTACAATACCGAGATTGGATCTGTTTCCGTGGGTCTGCACGGAATTTCATATGTTGGGACCTCACCACTGACGGTCCTCAACATCGAAGGCGGTCAGCCGGACGGGTCGCCATCGGGCTCGGTCGACACCGCCACAATCCGGGGAAAGGTGCAGGCGGCAACAGCCAATGGGCGGCTTGTAAGGCAAGCCGGCAGGCTGGGGACACTTTTCGTATCCGAACTTGACTACCGGAGAGGGGAGAACGTCCTTCACCAGGTCGAGGGATGTTCGGGGTTGCCTGGGACGAATGAGACGAGGATGTTCGTGGATTGCCTGCATCTATGGGAGACCCAGCTGCTTGCACGAGCGACGGGCAAGCTCCGGGTCTGCTTTGGTTCGAACTATCTGCAGACGCCACAGCCACCATTGAACGCAGCCGTGTCGGGCGCAGAACTGGTTGTGGAAGGATGTGCAAAAGGGTCGTTCTCTCGTGCAACCACAAAATCAGCCGGCGCGGCAGTCTACGTAGATGACCCGCGCATCCGGGTTGACGTTGTGAATCACGTCACTCCTCGAAAGGGCGACTCAGCTAGAAATATCAACTCCGGGTTCGAGTACGGCGAATGCCAGGTTCGTTACAACGGAACCAGATGGGTGAGGGATGAAGCGAACGATGGCGTACAGGTCCCAAGCAACGCCGGCGCCACTTCTTACAATCCAGACTGGAGCCAGGGCAGGACGTTCAGAATTCCGAGCCTGACGCAAGGCGTCACGTTCTATGGACCCAATGAAGCGTCACGCCTCATCCCTGGCGATCGCGTAGTGTTCGTCATAACTCAGGACGGTGTTGGCGGTCGCACGTTGCAGTGGACCGCCGACTATTACAAGTTCGCGGTTCCGTTCTCCTTGGCGGGAAACCTACCAGGCCGAACCACAACGATAGAATTCGTCTACGACGGCCAGTACCTCATATCAGGCGGCACTAACGTCTGGGTGTAGTTCGCGGAAGCGACGTGGTCGCCGATGCGGCGGCCTCACTCGATTGTTCGCGCGTCGTGGCCGATGGACGCCGCATGATAAACGCCCTTACTGGATCCACGAAGGCGAACTTTGTCACGTACGCGGCCGCCACCACGATAACGAAGGTCATCAGAACGGCAACGTTCATTGCGTATCCGCTGAGGTGCAGCATCCGCTTTGCGGCCAGAGTTAGCAGGGCAATGAAGGCAAGGTGATGCAGTAGGTAGATTTCCATAGTTAAGCTACCTAGGGGGGCAAGCTTGATTGCAAATCGCGTGACCTCACTCCGAAGATCAGAGGCGCATGCGAACAGAACTACGCTATAGATCGAAAGCAGGATCAGAAGATCAGGAGCGCGCAGGTAGATCAAACTGGCGGTCAGGCCTAGCGAAAGGTAAAGAAGTATGTGGCTGAAGCGAATGGTGCGGATCCTATCGCGGTAAAGCCAGAGACTCAGCCCGAAGAGGAACGAAGGAAAGGCCCGAAGGGCGCCATTTGGCGCCATCCACTCATGCCAAGGGCGAGATGTGAAATCGCTTGCCCATGTGAGCAACAGGAATGATGCGACCGAGCCAATCGGGATGAGCCATTGCTTTCGCTTTGCAATGAGGACGAACGCCGGGAAAAGCAGGTACATGACCGCCTCTGCGCTCAACGACCACGATGGCCCGTTGAAACTAAGATGACCACATAGTCCCCAGGCCTGACCGAGCACAAGGTTGGCTGGGATGCACCTTGGATCGTAGTTCTCTGGATGATCTGTCTGTCCAGCACCTATGACTCCGACTGCAAATGCCACCAGGAACGTGGCGAAATGGAGTGGATAGATGTAGGCGAACCGGCCTCGCCAGAACTGTCTGACCTGCTGACCCGTTGATGCTCGGTCTAGATAGCTAAAGCCGATGACGAAGCCCGAGACCGCGAAGAATAGGTCCACCAGCAGTCGCAGTGGATCCAAAATTGCGCTGTCGAATGAGGGCCCTAGCTCAAAGTAATGGGCGGCATGGAAGACCATTACGCCAGACGCGGCGAGGAATCGCAGCGCATCAAGGTTCAGTAGGGCGGCTGACTTCGTCGTCAGTTTCGGGAAAATTGACATCCAGTGTCTAAGTGATGGCTCGCAACGGCGGCCATGATGCCACATGGAGGTCAGCGAGTTAACGAACTAGGCCGTTCCCTCAATGAGGCTCGGTCTATTGTTTCGTGGACTGTTCACTGCGCGCGTGACCCGATAGGCCTCCATCGCCGGTGGCTCGCTGGCCAGCAGCATCGCCATCGCGTCGTCGGGCTCGGCGGCCAGCCACTCATCGGCTTGGCCGGCCGTCAGCCAGACCGGCATACGGTCGTGGATATCGGCCGACACGCCGCTGCTGTCACCGGTGATCACGGTGAAGGTGCCCAGGTTGTCCGGGTCGAGCAGGGGGCTGGTGTCTTCCCACAGGCCGGCCGCCAGCAGCGGCCAGGCCGCGTGGATAAACCACGGATCCTTCTTGCCGTCCTCAGCGTTGACCGACCACTCGTAGTACCCGGCCATAGGGATCAGGCATCTTCGCTTCTTGAACGCCGACCTGAAGGCCGGCTTGGTGGCCACCGTCTCGATGCGGGCGTTGATCGTGGAGCCCTGCAGCTTCTTGGCCTTGGCCCAGAAGGGGAGCAGGCCCCAGGAAAGCCGGGTGACCTGCAGGCCGGTGCCGCGATCGAGGATCACTGAGGCGCGCTGCGTCGGCGCCAGGTTGTAGCTCTCCGGGATCGACAGCAGGTCGCCGACCAGCTGGGGGAAGCCCAGGGTGTCAGCGTTTCGGATTGGGGTCTGGACGAATCGGCCGCACATGGCCGAACGATACTCCCGGCTGGTGCGCACGACCTTCGCGCGGCCTTGACCTGCCACAGACTGATGGCTGGGTCTGGTATGTTCTCGCCGGACAGAGGATCAATCGAATGGCTGAGCGAGTCATCAAGTACCCGAACGACGGGGAAGTCAAGGTTAAATGGAGCGGCTTCCAGATGGGCATGGTTGTAGTGCCTACTGCGGCGATCTGGTCGATGTTCTTCCTCTGGCCAAGTGCCGCCGAGCCGCACCTTTTGAAGACGGTGCTCTCCATTTCTGGGCTGAACGTGGACATCGTCGGTGTAGTGGTTGCCTCGCTCAAGGCTCCATATTTCGGCGCCTTCTCGGATGGCGGCGAACTTGAGTTCAAGCGGGAGGCCGCTGACAGGAAAGCATTTCAGACTGGTATGGTGTTGGTAGGCATAGGATTCTTCCTCCAAGCGATTTCAGTTCTGCTCTGAGATCACACGCCGGATCCACTGACCATGGGTTGAGATGGATCCCTGTGTCCGAGACAGAAAACCCTGATACCCCCGATCCGGTCTCTTCGCGCAATCTGTCTCTGCCGGATCCGGGAGCCGCAGGCAGCTCAGCCCGGGTGCTGGGGCGCCTGAGTAGCGTCCCGCCGGCACCTTTGCACGGCCCTGACGCGCCGTCGCGGAATCTGAGACCCCGGTCCGTATCCTGCGCGCATGCTTCCTCCCGACTTCCGATGGCGCTCGGTCGCCAGCCGCGCCGATCAGCTTCCCGATGCCATCTACTGCGGCATGACGGAGGTGTTGCGCCTGTCGCAGCGCGTGGACGATAGGGTCTGGTGGGTCGAGGTGGACCGTCATCTTGACGACCAGCACCGCGGCCGCAGGATCTGCACCAGCTACGAGCAGGGTGTGATCGGGTCTGAGTTGTGGGCGGTCAGGCATCAGCAGCGGCTTCGCTTGGAGATCGATCAGCGCGAAGTGGCCCGCGCTGCGCAGCGCAAGAACCGGACCTGGTAG